ACACGAAAGACAATTCCCAAAAAGTTGGGAAATCTTTCGTGTTTTTATTTTTGGAGGTGGTGCAGGGAAACAAGACGAATTTACAAAAGATATACAAACCTACGCAAGATAAAATATACAATTTTGTTTTACTAAGGATATTATGACGCTAAGTTTTACACAAGATGACTATATTTGAAAGAAATTGAAAGGTTTATGTATATGAATAATTTAACAGTGACGGAGTATAAAAATATTCGCGTACTCACAACACAGCAGATTGCGGACGCGTATGGAACAGATAGTAAAACGATTTCATACAATTTTAATCATAACAAAGGGCGGTATAAAGAGGGTAAACATTTTATTTTGCTTGATGGAGAAGAACTCCGGGCGTTTCGTGAAATTCACGATTTGCCAAGTAATCTTAATCGTCTGTATCTCTGGACAGAGAAAGGCGCGTTTCTTCATGCAAAATCATTAAACAATGATATTGCTTGGGATGTGTATGATAGACTTGTTGACAACTATTTCAACAAAGATCAAAACGAAATCCCGAAAGATTACCCTACAGCGTTAAGGGCTTACGCTGATGCACTGGAAAGAAAACAAGAGCTTGAGGAAAAGAATAAATTGCTCTTGACCGAAAACGAGAGGATGAAGCCGAAAGAAGAATTTTTCGATGCCGTAACCGATAGTAAAGACGCTATTGATATAGGGCAGGTCGCTAAGGTTTTGAACTTCCCGGGAATTGGTAGAAACAAGCTTTTTGAAATTCTTAGAAATAACGGAATTTTGAAACAGAACAATGAACCATATCAGAAATATATTGATTGTGGATATTTTAGAGTTATAGAACAGAAATATGAAGCCAGACCGGGAGAAATCCGGATAAATATTAAAACCCTTGTTTTTCAAAAATGTGTTGATTACATTAGAAAAATACTTGACAAAGTAGCATAGATAAA